CTTATAGGGCGGACTGCCGCAAAAGATTTAACAAATTATTTTGAAACATATGAAGATTTTCGTGATGCAGTAATGGATGATACTTATAATTTCTTTATCTTAGATAATTTTGGTGAAGAAATGAATAATAGTATTAAAAACTTTAATTATGCGGAAGCTGATAGAATTTCTAAACTTTTAATTTTTGAAACTCCTGTTGTTAACAATATTCAAATAAATAACAGTCTTACAGGAAAAACTATAGTTATTACGGGAAAACTTACTACATTTAAAAATAGAGCTGAATTAAAAGCGGTTATTGAATCTCATGGTGGAAAGGTTTCAGATTCTATTTCTGGCAAGACTGATTTATTAATTAATAATGATGTAAATAGTACATCATCTAAAAATAAAGCTGCAAAAGCACGCAATATACCTATTATTTCAGAACTAGATTTTATGAAGCAATATATTGAAAACTAAAGAAAATTTTTATATAATATAATTGTAAATAAGATGAATAGTTACGAAGAGTTGTAATTCAGACATGAAAGCAAAAAAGACAAAAATAAATATTTTATTCACCAGTAATTTTTCTTGACTTTATAAAAAATTTTTGATATAATAAAAATACAGGTGATAAATATAGTTCATCTTAAAGAAAAAAACATTATTTAATTATAAGGAGAAAAGAAACTATGCTAAAAGAAAATAGTAAGATTGTTTATGATTTTGTAAAGGCTCATGATGGTGAAGATTTCACCGCACAGGATATTGCAGATGCAACTGGACTTTCCGTTCGTTCTGTTAATGGTATTGTAACTTCCGCTTTCCAGCGCCATAAGGATAAGGATAAGAATGAGGTTCCGCTAATGGTTCGTGTTCCTGCTGAGATTCAGGATCCTGAGACTGGCCTTCATAAGGCAATCAAGTTCATCCAGCTCACAGATGCCGGTCGCGAGTTCGATCCCAACGCTGAGGACTAATTTGATTATACAGTGAGGGTTAGATAAAAATATCTAACCCTCATTTTTTGCATATTGGAGGAATTATGATATTATTAATATTAGGTTTCGTCTTTCTAATATGCAGTCTAATTCTTTTTTACAAAGCAAATCAAATTAAAATTAATAAATAGGAATAGAAATAGAAATACATATAGAATTTGCAAAAATTAAGTAAAGAATTAGAAATAAAAATAGAAAATCTTCTTGATTTAAACCGTAAAAAAGAAAGATAGTTACAAAAAGAATATCTTAAATATGAATAGGATTTAGAGAAAAATCTTAATTAGAAAAAGAATAAAAGACAACAAGAAATTAAAGCATATATAGAAAGTCAAAAACAATTAGCCGATCAAACCGTAAATACAGTATATGAATCTGCCCAAAAGCAAATTTCAGATATTAATAATGATATTCAAAACACTCGTAATATAGCATTGCAAGAAAAAGAATAGATACAAACTGAAATTGATAAATTAAAAGCCTCATTAAGTGCGGGTGTTGAAGCTCGTCTCCGCGAGCAAGAGAAAAAAGATAAAATTAATTTTTATAAACTTTCTATTTCTGAAGCGGATTTGGCTGATGTCAAAATGTTATAGAATTTAAAATCCTCTTTTCATAAACCTGTTGTTTTAAGTAAACTTATATGGACTCAATATTTTCAAAAGCAAATGACAGAATTATGTGATAGAGTTTTAGGGAAAAAGACTATTTGTGGTATTTACAAAATTACTAATTTATTAACAGAACAATGTTATATTGGTCAAAGTGTTAATATTAGTGATAGATGGAAACAACATTGTAAATGCGGTTTAGGTATTGAAGCATCAGCTACTAATGTTTTATATAATTCTATGCAACGAGATGGTGTATGGAATTTCAGCTTTGAATTATTAGAAGAATGTTCTCGTGACTTATTAAATGAAAAAGAGGCTTTTTGGATTGATACATATAGTAGTAATATTTATGGTTTAAATACTATGAAAGGAATAAAAACATGATTAAAGTATTTACTTTAAATAAAAATGGAAAAATAGAATTAACAGAAAAAGAATTAAAATAGTTATTAGATAATGTATATTGGGAAGGATATAGAGATAATAATAAATCTTGGACTTATACAACTCCATTAACTTATCCTTATTATTCAACAACAACTGCAGATTCAATTACTTTAGGATCAGTTGCAAAGGAGAATGAAATAAAATGAAATTTTAGAATACACAAGCATGGGGTTTTGAACATGCTATACGAGGTATGAGAAATCCTAAAGAAAGTTGGAACAAAAGTGATAGTTATTTCAATATTACAGACGATTATGATGAAGGAGTTCTTGATGTAGCTGACGCTTGGGTTTATCAAAATTATCCTGAGTTGAATGGGCATGAAGATACTAAAGAATTTTTTGATTTAGAAGATAAATATTGTGATTGGTTAATTACAGAAGGAATTTTAAAAGAATCTAAAGATTATCAATATAGAGATAATGCTTTTATTGGGCCTAATGATATGAAGCTTGCTCAAACATTGATTAAAGCTGGTCCAGAACATCGGAAATTTTTACGACAAATTTTTGTATCAGTTGATATTACTGCTCCACTTTATTGGTGGAAATAGATGGATCAATATAAAATAGGAACAGTCACAGATAGTACATCAACTATGCACAAACTAACAAGTAAGCCTATTACTCTTGAAAGTTTTGAAGTTGATGACTTTAATCCAGAAATTGTATATTACGAAATTCCTGGTGCTCAAAATGATATTGGCATGTTTGCAGATTTTATGATTGAACAACTTGAATTTCTTCGTCAAAAATATCTTGAAACAAAAGACAAAAAATATTGGAAAGAACTTGTGCGGTGGCTGCCTGAGAGCTGGCTTCAGACGAGAACATGGTCTGCAAATTACGAGGTTGTTCGCTCAATTTGTCAGCAACGCCGCAATCATAAACTAAATGAATGGGCAGGTAAAGATGATCCATCTAAAAATAATTTTATTAAATGGGCAAGAGAAAAACTTCCTTATGCTCAATATTTAATTTTTGATGATGAAAATATTCCTTTTTAAATTGAAAAATAAAAAATAAAATATTATAATATAATTACAAGATGAAAATTATATTATAAATGAAAAGGGAAAATAAATGACTAAAAAAGAAGCTTTTATTGATTTTGTAAATTATTTTTTTGAAGATAATGATGTGCGTTTTGAGAATGATGAAAATTTTCAATTAGCTAAAGAATTTTTTGAAGATTTTAAAAATAATAAAATCAAAAATTCAGGAGCCATGACAGAAAATGGTAAGAAGCTACTTTCTTGGATGCAAGAGAATGTAGATACAATGACTAATCTTTTTACATCTAAGGAGGCGGCAGAAGCTCTTTTTACCTCAGGTCGTTCTATTGCTGGTTCTATGCGAAAACTAGTAAATGATGGATATGTGGAAAAGACTGGCAAAGATCCTGTTCAGTATTCTCTTACTGAAGCTGGTAAAAATTATCAGTTTGACAATTAAGAAAAATTTTGTTATAATATAAGAGTAAAAAGTTGATTGACAAGGAGAAATAAATAAATGAAAGCAAACGCAAAATTTATTAACACAGAAAAGATTGAAGGATACGTTTATAGTACAGGTAGTAATTTTAATCAGCTTTCTGAAAGGGTTACTGGAGAAAATTCTAAGAATCCTGGTACTAAGTATATCGCTGGTGATCTTGATGTTGCCGTAGATGACACTGGTCTGAATGTAATTACCATTCATTATACTTATGTAACCGAAACTTACAAGAGTGGTCAGACCAACAACACTTATACCGCACTCAAGAGAATCATTGATAATCCCGATAAGACTTGGGTAAATGGCGGTAAGGATAATGCATTTAAGGTTCAGTGTACTGGAACTTCTATCGCACTTAATGATTTCATTGCAGGTGATGGTTCTAAGGTTGCGGCGATCAGAAATGAGAATGGTTTTTGTTCTATCGTAAATGAGCTTGGATCTGAAGCAGAAAGAAATACTTTTACAGCAGATATGCTGATTACAAAGGTAACTCATATTGATGCAGATCCTGAGAAGAATATCACAGAAGATTTTACAACTGTTAGTGGTGCCATTTTTGGGTATGGTCCAGTTCTTCTTCCTGTATCTTTCGTTGTTCGTAACGAAATGGGAATGAATTATTTTGAAAATCTTGATGCCACTCCTTCTAAGCCTGTTTTTACAAAGGTTTGGGGACGTATTAATTGCATGACCATTAAGATTGAAAGAACTGAAGAGTCTGCATTTGGTGAAGCAGCAGTTCAGACTTATGAGAGAAAGAGTCGTGAATATGTTATCACTGGCACTGCAAAGGTTCCTTATGATTTCGGTGATGAGGAAGTTCTTACCGCAGCAGATGTAAATAAGATGACTCAGGATCGTCAGGTTATGCTGGCAGAAGTTGAAAAGAGATATAATGAGCGTCAGGCCAATAAGGCCGCTGGCGGAGCTAATTTCAATGCGGCTGCCGCAACAAAGGCTGCTCAGGCTGTGCCTGAAGGTGGGTTTGTATTTTAATAAAAGGGGGATTAATCCTCCCCCTTTCTTTTAAAGAAAGGATATTATAATTATGGCAGATATTGATATTTTTAGTATCCAACCACACCAGGTAAGTCGTGATCTTCGCGGTTATTCCGTATTTTTCTACGGTGGTTGGAAAACTGGTAAAACCACAATCGCATCAAAATTTCCTAATGCACTTCTTCTTGCCTTTGAAAAAGGTTATAATGCATTGGCAGGTGTTCGTCCTCAGCCAATTAATTCTTGGGCAGAATTTAAGAAAGTTTTACGTCAGTTAAAGGATGCCCGCGCAAAGGAAATGTTTGAAACAATTATTGTTGATACCGCTGATATTGCTTATGACTATTGTACAAAATATATTTGTGATAATGCTCAGAGGTCTGACGGCGGTTATGGAGTAGATTCTATCTCTGATATTCCTTTTGGTAAGGGATATGGAATGGTTGAAAAAGAATTTGATACTGCACTTCGTTCTATTGTCCAGATGGATTATGGTCTTGTAATTATTTCGCATGAAACTGATAAGACATTTACAGATGAAGCGGGTAATCAATACAATAAGATTGTTCCTACTCTTGATAAGAGAGCAAATAATATTTGTGCAAGAATGTGTGATATTGTTGGATATTCTCGTGCAGTAACAGATAAAGATGGAAATCTTAGTACCAAACTTTTTATGCGGGGAACTCCTCGTTATGAAGCTGGTTCAAGATTTAAATATACTCCAGATTTTATTGATTTTTCATATGAAAACCTTGTAAATGCTATTGCAACTGCTATTGATAAACAAGCTGAAGAAGATGGCGCGCAGTATTTTACAGATACTCGTAAAAACGCATATGAAGATACAACTAAAGACCTTAATTTTGATGAGCTTATGAAAGGCTGTAATGATCTAATTAAGGAAATGATTGATAATAATTCTGATGAAGTCTTTAAAGAATTTTATCAGCCTCGAATTGTGCAGATTACTGATCGTTACCTCGGTCGAGGCCAGAAGATGAGCCAGTGCTCTCGTGAGCAAGTTGAAGCTCTCTCTCTGATCTATGATGATCTCCTCTTACTTTCCAAAGAGACGAAATCAGAATAATTATAAATATATATGGACTTGTCAAGGAACTGCAATACTTTGACAAGTCTTCTTTTTTTTGTTATAATATAAATAGAAAAATATTGAAAAGGAGATGTTGTAAATGATATTAGAAAAACTTCCTAAAAAAATTTAGGTAGGTAAGGCTAAAGATTTAACCAATCAGCGATTTAACAAATTAACAGTATTATATCGAACTGAAAATCCAAAACCAAAACGTCATGAAGCTTATTGGTTATGTAAATGTGATTGTGGTAATTATACTTGTGTATATGGTTATGATTTAACTCACAATAAAGTAAAATCTTGTGGATGTTGGAATCAAACAAGAGATCGACATTATCCTAAAATAAGGAATAATAATTTTTCAGGACAAATTATTAATAATTTTAAAATTTTAAAAATTGATGATTCAAAACCATGTATAAATGGTAAACATAGATATTGGATTGTAATTTGTCCATATTGTAATAAAGAATTTTCAATTTCATCTACAAATATAAAAACTCAATTTAGTTGTGGTTGCATAAAATCTAAAGGAGAATTTTTAATAAATACAATATTATTAAAAAATAATTATATTTTCCAAACGGAATATATTTTTACAGATCTCCCAAATCGTAGATTTGATTTTGCTATTTTTGATGAAAATAATAATTTATCTTCATTAATTGAGTGGGACGGAGAACAACATTTTGATTCACAAAGTAAATATTATACTCAAGAAGGAATATTAAGAGATAAAGAAAAAAATTTATATTGTTTATCTCATAACATTCCATTATATAGAATTCCATATTTTGAATATAATAATATAAAGGATGTAAAAGATATTTTTCAAAATAAATTTTTATTAAAAGGAGAAAAATGAAAAATGTCACATCGAGTAAAGTGTTTATATTGTGGCAAGCAATTTGATAGAGATACTGAACCAACAAAACAAGTCTCCGCACGTAGATATGCTCATATAAAATGTTGGGAAGACCATATAGCCAATATATCTCAAGAGGAAAGAGATATTGAGGCTTTTTATGACTATACAAGAAAATTATTTGGAGAAGATTATAATTATATTTTAACTAAAAAACTTGCTGAAAGATACGTTAAAGAAAATAACTATACATATAGCGGTATGTTAAAAACACTAAAATGGTATTATGAAAAAGAAGGTAACTCTTTAGATAAAAGCAATGGTAGTATAGGTATTATTCCTTATATTTATAAGCAAGCATTAAATTATTATTACGCGCTATATCAAGCACAATTAGTAAATCAAGAAAAAAATATTTCCAATTTTACAATACCAAAAGAAAAAGTGGTAAGGATTGAATCTCCACGGGTATATGTGCGGCCGCCGCATATGTGGTTGGAAGAGGAGGATAATGAATGAGTTTAAAATATTATGATGTACCCGCATGTATGCAGGTAATTGGAGATGTGTTTATAAATCCTTCTCTTTTGGACTTGGAAGAAAAATATAAGTTTCATGAAGAAGATTTTGCACAAGAATTTCATAGAATTTTATTTGGTTCTATTTACAATCTTCATCAACTTGGAGCGAAGCAGATTTCTATTGAAGATATAGAAAAATATTTAGAGCAAAGACCAAAAAAATATGCTGTATATAAAGTAAATAAAGGTTCTGAATATTTAGAGAATATTAAAGAAATGTGCCAACTCGCAGCATTTGATTATTATTATAATCGTATGAAAAAAATGACACTTTTAAGAATGTATAATAAAAGTGTTGGAATGGATTTATCATGGTTGTATGATCCTGATAATGTATTAGATGCAAAAAAGAAAGAAGCACAAGAATCATGGTTTGATAATACTCCAATTAATGAAATTGCAAATACTATTAATGATAAAATTGATGAAATAAAAGCAAAATATATTGATAATTCAGAAGATGGAGTAATTCAAGCTGGGGACGGTGCATTAGCACTTCTTGAAAGATTAAAAACAAATCCAGAAATTGGTTATCCTCTTTATGGAAGATTAGTTAATGCAGTTCATCGAGGAGCAAGATTAAAAAAGTTTTATTTGCGGTCTGCGGCCACCGGTGTTGGAAAAACGCGTTCTATGATTGCAGATGCCTGCTCTATTGCTTGTAATAAAATTTATAATCTTGAAAAAAAACAATGGGAAGATAATGGAACTCGTGAACCAACTCAGTTTATTACTACAGAGCAAGAAGAAGATGAAATTCAAACTATGATGATTGCTTTTCTATCTGGGGTAAATGAAGATCATATTCTTGAAAATACATATGTCGGAGATGAGTGGGAGCGAGTAAGCGAGGCTGCCGCAATTCTTTCAAAAAGTCCTTTATATATTAAAAAATTACCAGATTTTTCACTTCAAGATATTGAAAATACAATTAAATTTGGTATTCGTCAATATGATGTAAGATATGTCTTTATGGATTATATTCATTCAAGCATGAAAATCCTTAGTGAAATTAGTTCAAAAGCTGGAGTAAAAGGATTACGAGAAGATAATATTCTTTTTATGATTAGCGTAAGAATTAAAGACTTATGTAATCAATATGGCGTATTCGTTATGTCCGCAACTCAATTAAATGCAGATTATGTATCAGCTCAACAATATGACCAAAATTTACTTCGTGGAGCAAAAGCTATTGCAGATAAAATTGACTGTGGTATGATTATGCTTCAAGTCAGTCAAAACGATAGAGAAGCATTAAAAAATATTGTTAATTCTATGGGTATTGAAATGCCTGATATAAAAATTTCTGTTTATAAAAATAGAAGAGGAAGATATAAAGATATTCTTCTTTGGTGTAAATCTAATAGAGGAATATGTCGTATTGATCCTATATTTATAACTAATTATAATTATGAATTAATGGATATTGAAGATTTAAAAATTAAAGTTACACCTAAAATAGAAGCAAGTGCG